TAGTCTTAGACATATTCTTACTAGGAGGAACAGCAACATTCATCTGATTAAGAATACGATAGATAATAGCGTCCCAGATCTGAGTAGTACCAAACGTATCTGCATAGTTCACACCACCACGATAAGCCATCGTCATAGCGAGAGTGATGAGGTTCATCTTCTCTTCTAGTCGATCAACAAGCTCAACGTCCTTAATGTTGTAGTCAACAAACTTCTGGAAGTCGTGTCTGTATAGCGAAAACAAATTGCCATACTCTTCGTACGACAACTTACGTTCACCAAGTACAACATGAGCAATATGATCTAGCTTATAACTCTCTTGCTGACCATATGCATAGCCAAACTTCTTGAACAAGTCATAGTAGTCTAGCTGCTGAATACCAGCTAAGTCGTATGCAATGTTAGGACGACCTGCGATAACGATATTACGCTCATCGATCACTCTCCACGGAGAAAACTTCTTAGAAACATCTCCACCAAGCACCTTATTGACTCGACGAACAAGATAAGGTATATCAAATAGTCTAGTGTTCCAACCAGTAACTACATCAGGACAGTAAGTAGGATCGTGCCAGAACTTTAGAAAGTCTGCAAGTAACTCAGCTTCGTCTATACACTTCTTATACACAACCTCGTGCGTGTCCTTGATGATAGACTTAGATACGTCATAGTCATATAAACCCCACACATGATATATGTTATCGATGTTGTTCTTACATGTAATAGTAATCACAGGATGAGCAGCTTCAGATACAAATGGGAACCCATCGTCTGACGCTACCTCAATGTCGATAGTAGTGATGTTGATCTTATCTCTATCGAACTTAATCTGATTAGGAAACTTATCTGCAATGAACTGAGTAACAAAGTTATTCATTCCATATACGTCTTGATTCTCTATTTGTTCATAATCTTTTATCTTCTGGCCAGCAGCATACATATTGTCCATGAGCTGAGGTTCTAGATTAAGACCAGTAGGCGAGACCCATCCAGTCTTATAGCTTGTTGGTAGGAATAGCGTAGGTTGAAAAGGTATCTTGTACGATACCTTCTCACCGTTCTCTACTCCACGATATAGAATGTTATTGCCAAACCTATTGACAGATGTATAGAAATTCATAGTCTCTCCACTTCACCATTGCATTATACCCGAACGCGTGATGAATGTCAACTATTTTTTTTCTTCTAATATATCAATTGGTTCAGGCTCTTCTACTTTAAGAGCATCTTCGTAATAAACAATGATTTGTGTTTGTTGGTTAACATAGCGTCTTATATCAGCTATATTAAGTGCTAATGCTTGATAGTCCCTCATACTAAGAACTACGAAGGCAATTGATCCATATTGCTCTTCAAACTCAGTAAGAAAGAGTTCTAAGTTGTCTTTGTTTACAACTCTGACTTGAGTGTCATTCAGCTGTAGTGGCTTGGGTCTCGCTACTATTGGTACTGTTATCTTTTCCGTCTTGGTTATCACTTTGATCTCCGGTTCCGGTTGGAACCTGCTGCAACCAGTTAGGAAGAGGATACTCATTAACATTACCAGTATCAGACATGAACCCACGCCAAAGTTTTGCCGTTGCGCCATTCATCTTTCCTTCTAATGATTTAGCATCTTTTAATGCTTCAAGAGCTAAATCTATTTTGCTCAGTTTACCTCTGAGCTCGTCTCCATACGCTTCTGCTTTTTGAAGTTTAGCATTGAGAGAATTCATCCGTTCTTGATTAAGAGCTGCTTCTTCTATCATCATGTTGATTGAATCTTCTTGAGTTTGAACAGCAACTTCCAATCTTGAATTGTTTTCCCTCAACGTGGAAATAGTGGCTTGTGTAGTATCATAGTAATACTTGGCACCATAACCTACGCCACCAAGTACACCTAACACAAGAATTAATGCGTAAACCTTAAGCATTGATACCTTCACTATATTGAGTCTTACCATCGACTCTAGAAGCAGTTAGAATAGACTTTCTGTTATCCCCATCTGCTTTATAACTAACATGTACCCAACCAGAATCAGGTATGCCAGGAGTATAAAACTCAAGAATAAGCTGATCGAAATCAAGATTATCCTTAATCCAATTTGCAAGGTCTGCGTTGGGTGTTCCAGGAACTTCAATGTCAGCTGCTTCACCTTTGCAATGCTGAGAAGTAGACGAGCCACCAACAGCTGCGTTAAGGTCAGGGGAACGGTAACCCGAATTAAGAACAGTTGGTCCGAAATGGTCTCGTACAGGTTGGACCACGTTTTCAAAAAGGGCTTTTGCGGCTTCAAGATGTTCACCTTCAGGAGTATTGTCAATGCCTTTTCTCTCAGCAGTTTGAGATTTTGTAAATTCGGCCATTGTGAAATTTTTGCTTAACTTCATTTTTTTTCCTTTGCAATAAAAAGGGGCCATATATGGCCCCCTCTATTTAGTCTTTCTTAGTGACGAACTTATAAAGTTCTTCAGCTTTTTCCATGATCTCTGTTGGTTGATACATTTTTGGTGTATACTTTTCAAAGATCTCTGTTACGTCTTTCTGTTGCTCTTTAGCTTGATCTAAAACAGCCCAGAACTGATTTTGTGATTGCTCATACTGCTTGTCCATGAGCTCTTTAGCCATGGCAAGTACGTCGAACCTAAGTTCAAATGGATTTTTCTGTGACATATGTGTGTCCTCTGTTGTGTGTAAAGTTAAAGGGACAAGATCCGTCCTGTCCCCTTATTTATAGTTTTAGTTACTCAGCCAATCGGCTTCATCATCAGTATACGGCCACATTAGTTTGAGAATCCTTTTCTAGGATGCCAACCTCTTGCAACCGCATCAATTTGACCTCTAGTGATACCAATGTCATTAAGATCTCTATCAGTAAGCAATGATAGCTCTTTATAAACTTTAGTATTTCTGCGAGGTGCATCTGATTTGAATAGGTTAAGTAAAAAAGAAAACATTTTACTTATAACCCCATTCCTTAAATGTAGCCTGGTTAAGACTATACAATGCATCATGATAACTTTTGTATTCACCATTCTGCACTAGGAATCTTGCAACTTCAACATTGCAGGACAATTGTCTTGCTACGATAAAGCTGACTCCAATAGCTTTAAATTTATCCCAGATTACGTCAAGCAGACTCGTTGAGTAGTTCAGCACTAGCTGTGTCATTTTCGATACCTCGTAAAGTTGAATTAATTTGAATTTTACGAGGACGCTTTTCTTCGGGAAGGATTCTCTGCAAGTGAATTGTCAGTAATCCATCCTCCATATCAGCTCCAGTGACTTCTACGAATTCGGAGAGTCTAAATGACCTCTCGAATTTACGGCCAGAAATACCTTTGTGTACATAAAGGTTCTGATCTCTTCTGTGTCCACGCTCACCTTTAATAGTTAGAATGCCATCGTGCATAGTCACGTCGATGTCACCCTCTTTAAAACCCACTACTGCAAGCTCAATAAGATACTCGTCGTCAGTGTTTTTAACTACGTTGTGTGGCGGGTAATGATCCTTTTGATGGGCAGATGCCAATCTTTCAAGATCATTAAAGATGTGGTCGAAACCAACAAATGCTCCACGAGGGAACGAAAGTGTATTGCCTGTCATGTGTATATCTCCTTTTAACAAAGCAAGATTGTAGAAGGACCCCTTACGGGCATCCAGTATTATATATAAGGATTAATTATCCAAATTCAACTCTGGTTGAACATTTTCTTTCAAATGTTCTAGTAACCCCAGAATGTTTTCTGGAGAAGTCTCTCCATATGGATCAGTATCAGATCCATTACTATTGAATCCTGGTTCTTCAAACCAAGCCTCAATAATTCCATCATTGACGATCATAGCATATCTCCAACTACGGTCGCCAAAACCTAAATGTTGTTTTCCAACTAACATACCCATAGATCCAGTAAACCATCCGTTTCCGTCTGGAAAGGCTTCAACGTTTACAATGTCTTGATCTTTAAACCAACAATTCATTACGAATGCATCATTGACAGAAGCACAGATGATTCCATCAATACCATGTTCTTTAAATTTATCGTAGTTTACTTCAAACCCAGGAAGCTGGCTGTTTGAACATGTTGGGGTGAAAGCGCCTGGTAGAGAAAAGAACACTACTCTGCGCCCTGCAAAGTAATCACCTGAATGTCTCAGATCCCACTTGAAAGGATTCGGACCATCAATTTTATCATCTCTAACTCTTGCATATACTGTAGTTGTTGGGACTCTAAATCCAATGTGTTTTGCTGTCATGTTTGCCTCACTTGTTTCCAATATTATATTTTGGGCACAATTCCCAATTGTCCTTATCCCTGAAGGATATAATTTTAATTTGTCTTAATGGAGCTAGTGGTTCAATTGCAGATGTGTTTTCAATTGTAACCAAACCCCAGTCGCTTATCAATTGTGCAATTGTGTTTCTACGAGCAATGTCGTTTTCTTCCAGGTTAGATTTCTTTCCATCCAAAAGAAACAGCTCTTTGAAGTGCACAATGAAGTAACGTCCTTGTTTGTGTAGGATATGACAAGACTGATAAAGTTTGTTGTCTTTTCTTGATGCTACGCCAATTCTTGTTAGAGTCTCTCTAACCTTTAAAAAATCATCTGGTTCGTTGAGAGTGACCTCAAGCATTGAGCTTGGATTCCATTCAACAATATTATTATTTTCTTCCACCTTTAAAAACCTTCTTTTTCAATATATCTAATTGTTCAGATGTGAGAAGGGTTAAGGCTTGGCGTGCTTTTTCATTGCTGTAGCCATAATATTCCTTAACAACTTCCACGTCACTAACGGTTTCAGGCTTTATCCATTTAGAGAACCGTCTTTTCTTTCTAACTATATTTATAAAAAAGTCAAATTGGAGACGGTTATCGATATGATGGTATCGATTCATTTCGTTGGCCATCAAGGTAGTGTCGGGAAAATAAGACAAAGAAC